ACATTATGAGGGTCAAGATCCCGAACCAAGTCTTTATAAGCACAAAGATGATAATGCATGTACCTACACTCTAGATATGTGTGTTTATCAGAATGAGCCGTGGGACCTTTTTGTTGAGGACAAGGCATATACTCTTTATAAAAATCAGGCACTTGCGTACTACGGTAATGATCAAATGCACTGGCGTGAAAAATTTCCTAACCCAGAAACTAATCATGTTGCTATGATTTTCTTTCACTTTGCTGAGCCAGACCATTGGTGGTTTACCAAGGGAGTAGAATATCTTCAGGTGGTAAGAGGGCAAATAACAGAAGAGCAATGGGAACTTCAAAATGAAAACAAATAAGGGAAATGTAGTTGTTGTAAATAACTTCTTTAATCAAGACTACTCCTGGAACAATTTTATTAATTCTATTAATGATGCGTATGATCTAAGCAATCCAAAGAACGGAATAGTTTTTGGTAAAGAGGTTATCGGAAATATAAACTTTTTTCAGAAACTAACATTGACTCTAGAAAACATTAATGAGAAAAATTTTCCAGGGGTTGAAGATAAAGCAAACAAACTAACACAGTTACACCAAGAGTTATCAAAGCCTAGCAAATGCATTGGATATTTTGGGGCAGTAAGTTTTACAACTAAAGAGCCCACAACAAGTAAGCACAATGACCCCATAGATGTCATTTATGCTCAGTTTGTTGGCTCTGCCACATGGACAATATTTGATGAAGACGAGTCTGAGGTGCATACACTTAATCCAGGAGATGTTATTTATGTTCCAAAAACTGTTATGCATGAAGTAACATCTTTAACTCCAAGAGCAGCCATATCTTTTATGTTTGGAGATTTAGAGTGAAAAATGGAATAGTGGTTTCTATGGTTCTTGATGAAAAGATAAGCATTGAGCACAACCATATGTATAAGCAGTTGTCTCATTCACTAAATACTTTGAGAAAAATAAACAAAGACATAAGTGTAAAAATTTACTATTCTCATAAGCCTGGATTGCCAGATAGCCATTCTGTTTATTTTCCAGAAGATCCAAACACAGAGTTTATACATTTTGATAATATTATAAGTTTAGATTGGCACTCAGGATTTTGGAGTGCAGGAGTGGTTGAGCATAGGTGGGTTAATGCTTTTAGAGGCCTAGAAGATTTTGATTTTGATAATATTATTAATATGGACACAGATACTGAGTTTTTTAGAGATCCAGAAGAACTTTTTGAAAAATATGGAAATACAGAGTTTCTTTGGAGCAGAGAAGATACCTGTGATGACCTAACTAAAACATTAAAGATATACCCTGCTATAAATGATGGAATAACAGTTATTAGTAAAAATATTTTAAAGCACAAAAACATGTGTCTATCATCAATGAAACAATATATTAACTACACTTTAGAAAAATATAAAACACTTCTTTCTGAAAAAGACTACTATCAATTACCCTGGGTAATAATTCAATATTCGGTATTTGACTATTTTAGTTCAAGGAATCTTCATAGATACTTCGACAAAGATGATGTTTTAATGCATGTTGAAGACAAAAAAGACACACATGTTGTTCGTCATTATTTTTCTTCAAACTCCTCAAAGTTCCTTCCAGTATGGCTGGGAGGCACACAGTAAGTTTTAACATAAAAATACCCCCAAGGATTTCTCCAAGGGGGTATTCTTTTTTATGTATTACTTAGGAAATTTAGCCATCCAGTATTTGGTTCTTGGAGTGATGCCCTTCCATGAGGACCAATCATCTCCACCGTTTGTCATATAGTATGCAATCTCTGCATTCTTGACGGGATTGAATAACTCAGCATTTGAGTCAAGATCAAACTTGGTTCTACGATCAGGACCAAGAGCATCAATCATATTAATTTGGAACATACCATAAGACGAGTCGCCAGTCTTGTGATTGCCATTAAAGGCCAATGGTCGTCCATTAGATTCTTTCTTTGCTACTGCCCAAGCCACAACAAGGTCTTTGCCCTTGAAGCCTACTAGCGAAAGCAGTTCTTTTAGTTCTAAATCAGTCAGAGAAACCTTATTCTCAAAACTCTCTAACTTTTTTGCCTTAGAAACCAAAAAAACCTCTTTCGAGGTGGTTTCCGATGTCTGAGCCTGTTCAAGGCTAAGATTGTTCTTAGTATCAAGACCTGAATCAGCATTGGCTCCGTTCGACAAAACAGTTACTAATGCTACGATACTGAGTGTGCTAATGATCTCTTTGTTTCTTTCGATAAATTTAATCATAGTTTCCTCCTTAGAAAACAATAACACCTTGGTAGGTGTTACTACCAAGTATATCATGAGATTTTTCAAAAAGCAACTTCAGAGGGTGGTATAATAAAGATTATGCCACAATATGCATCTAACTATCCTACTTCGCTTTCATACCCTATTGCCTCAGATCCCGTCAATGTACACGGAGATTTCAAGGTATTGGTAGATGCGCTAAATAATATTCTTCCCCCATTAGGATACGGAGCAGCATATATTGATGTTAGAAATACCACAAACGCAGCAATTTCTCAGGGTACTCCAGTTTTTATTAGCGGAAGTGTTTCTGGAAAATCATTAGTTGAAAAATATAATCCATCAAGTGTTTCCCATAATCCAGATGTTCCAATTCTTGGTTTGGTGAAAAATGATATTGCAACAAATACCAACGGTCTTGTTATTGTCTCTGGAGTTATTCAAATGAACACAACAGACTTAGGGCCTGCTGGAACAAAAATTTATGTAGACAATAATGGAACTCTTGTTGCAGGTCGTCCATCTACTGGACCAGCAAGATATATAGCAGTCGTTGCAATTCAAGCAACCCTTGCACTTGGAGGAATGTTAATTGTTCAAACAAAAGGCAACGGTACTTGGGGAGCACTCAAAGACGGATTGTCGTGATATAATAACATTATGGCTACCTTCAGAAATCAACCCACAGACTCTTATGCGCTAGGTTCAGCACCACCAGAAATTCGTTGGACTGTTGTTCGTGGAGATTCTGCAGCATTTCGTGTTTATGTAACCAATGATGCTAGAGAGCCACTTCTTCTTGATGATTGGGAAGTTGCTATGGATATTTATCGTCCTTCAACTGATGAGGTTGTTGTTTCTTTATCCCCTGAGCCAATTGAGTTTCAGGACACAGAAGGAAGTTTTACTGTAAACCTTACATCCTCTCAATCAGAACTTCTTGAGACAGGAGATATCTTCGACATCCAACTCACAGAACTTCTATCAGAAGGCAGAGTTTGGACGGTAGCCAAAGGGTCAATGGTTATCCTTGAAGATGTAACGCAGTAATGCCAACAAACCTAACCCCACTATCACAAGAGTTTTACAGAACAACCCATAGGCTTGCTCATACACAGATTCAAGATCTTGATGTCAAAAGAATAAAGATCGATCACTTCCAGCCAAAGGCTAGGGTTCAAGAGGTTTTGCCGTTTAGAGTTCAGTTTATAAATGTAAGTGTGTTTGGATACTCTAAAACAAATCCACCTCCAATTCCTCTTCAAGTTATTGGTTATAGTAACTATATTCTTTAATAGTACTATTAAAAGGGATGATATAATCACTACATGGCCAAAGTATCAATTCCATCAGTTAAGGCTCTATTCCAAACAGGAGATAGACCTACTCAAGAAAACTATGAAGATTTAATCGATACCGCAACTGCTCAGTCAACAGACTTGGGCTCTGCAGGTAATAATGAAAATACAATCACTGGTATTGAAAACGTAACTGTTGTTGATAACTTTGATGCTACAGTTTGGCGTATGGTCAAGTATATTGTTTCAATATCAAAGACCACTGCAGGGGACAACAAGTTCTATGCAACCGAACTTACAATTCTCGTTGACGGTACAAATGTAAATGTCAGCGAATACGGAACAATCGACAATGATGGGAATATTGGCACCATTAATGTCTCTCGCACTGGAAATACCGTGGCCTTAACAGTCACTCCAGACCAAGCGATCAAGCCAGTCACAGTTCGTTTCGCACGAATTGGACTTAAGGCATAATAAAAGGAGATATAAAAAATGGCAACAGTAAATAAAGATTTTAAGATTAAGAGTGGACTCGTCGTTGAAGGCCTACAAGGTACAATCAACGGTGAGGTAATTCTTACAGAAAATGCAGGAGATCAATACATTCTTGATTTGATTGGTGGAGAAACACTAGTCAAGTCAGTATCAAACCAGTTTGATGTTTCAGCAGGTGGAGAACTTTCACTTGATCGTACAGTAGTAGATGCTTATTATGATGAAGCAGGTTCAGCAGATGCAGCAGAAGCAGCAGCAAACTCTTACACAGATGGAAGAGAAGCAGCAATTACAACTGCTTACGAAGCATACGCTGATCAAGCAGAAGTAGATGCTAAAGCATATACAGATACTCGTGAGACAGCAATTACAACTGCTTACGAAGCATACGCTGACACAGCAGAGCAAGATGCTAAAGACTACGCAGATGACTTGATCAATGATGCATCAAACCTTTCAACAGAGGTTTGGTCAGCATACAAGACAGCAACAGAAATTAGCGTTGCTCAGACAGCAGCAGAGGCTTACACAGACACTCGTGAAACTGCAATCACAACTGCTTACGAGGCATACGCTGACCAAGCAGAGGTAGATGCTAAGGCTTACACAGACACTGAAATTGCAGCACTTGTAGATTCAGCACCAGCACTTCTTGATACACTCAATGAGTTGGCAGCAGCAATTGGAGATAATCCAAACTATGCAACAGACCTTGCTACATCAGTAGGAACAAAGGTTTCAAAGGCTGGCGACACAATGACAGGTGCTTTGACACTTTCAGGTGCACCAACAAGCAACCTACATGCAGCAACAAAGGCATATGTTGATTCAGCAGAATCAAATGCAATTTCAACAGCATCATCAGATGCTACCTCAAAGGCTAATGCAGCACAGGCTGCAGCAGAGGCTACAGCATCATCGGATGCTACCTCAAAGGCTAACGCTGCACAAGCAGCAGCAGAAGCAACTGCCTCAGCAGATGCAACTTCAAAGGCAAATGCAGCAGAAGCAGCAGCAATCGCACACGCAGATGCACTTACAACAGACGATGTAGCAGAAGGAACAACACAGTACTTCACAGATGCTCGTGCTAAGTCTTCAGCAGCAAGTCTTTTGACTGGTGCTTCACTTACAAACATTACAATCACAGGAACAGGTGCAGGACTTACTATTACCGCAGAAAACGGTGTAGCAGATTCTACAACAACTGATCTTGCAGAAGGTACAAACCTTTACTTTACAGATGCTCGTGCTCGTACTGCGGTAGATGGAACAGATCGTTCATTTACTTCAGTTGAGTTAAACTCAGTTGCTAAGCAGGTTGCAGCAACACTTTCAGCACCAACAGCAGGAATTCAAGTAGCACACGCCTTCGCAAAGGCTGACTACCGTTCAGCAGAATACCTTGTAAAGGTTGCCTACGGAACACATACTGAAATATC